GACACGCCCACCGACGCGTCCTATGAGGCTGTATTTATTAAGCCCAAATCTGTTTATATCTGAATCATTGACATTAGCTTCAGGGCGTGATACATTGTCCATATCGGACTCCAGTTTGGGTGGTGTTCGATCATGAGCCCCGGTGTTGATCGCACGCGGGGTTCACACATATTTATAACATGATAGGACATCTAACGACAAGTATGTGTGAACTCGTGCCAAACAGTCTCTCTTATTTGGCACGAGTTCACAAGATGCGGTTAGCAGACTGAAGGGTTGGACAAGACCTCAGCGGCGAACTCACGGAGGGTCACACCCATGCGCAAGCGTTTCTTCATGTAACGGCTCTATGTGACGGCTGCCCTCCGACTGGTAGCGACCTCTTTTTTTCTCTCCCCTTTCCAACCCTTTAAAAAAAAAGAATACTTTTTATTTTGAAAAAAAACGTCACACCGTCACATAGCCGAAGGCACCGGTCCCATCGATGCCTTCGGCGTGACGGTGGCGTGACGGCTGGTGTCGCAGCCCCTCAGCGGTAGCGAGACGGTAGCCCCCCGGTAGTATGGGCCACCCCTCACAGGAGTCCCTTGTATGGACTGCCCCAACTGCGGGATGAACCGCATCCCCACGAAGCAGACGGTGCCAGCCGACAAGCGTGAAGATGGCCGAGTTCTACGCAAGCGGACCTGCAAGTCATGCAAGACAAACCTGATGACCTTGGAAATTCCAGCCACCGAACTCAGAGCACTGGAGCAGCGGGCGCATAACATGGTGCTCTCCGAGGGCGTGGGTGCCCCTCTGCCCACCTCCCCAACCTCACCCCTGCTCGATCTTGAGACGGCCTTGGAGGACCTCCTAAAGCCCTCCCTGGCCACTTTGGAAGAAGTCCTGACGTCCAAGAAGGATGTGAGCCGGTACAAGATCGATACGGCACGCTGGATTATAAGCGATAGAAGGGAATTTCGTAGGGTTTTGGCGAGCACCAGCGGTGCAGATCAGTCCGAGGATCCTGCCATCGCGGAGCTGGCTTCCATCTTGTCCCTCATCCCTGAAGCTGAAGTGGCCGCTCAGTGCCTTATCGACGTTTGCTCCAACACGGAAGAGAAGGGGGCTACCCGGTTGTCGGCTGCAAAGGAGATCCTGGACAGGACGGGCTTCAAGGCACGGGAAGAGGTCACCGTGGAGGCTTCTCGGACCGCAGAGCACGATGAGGCAGCCAAGGTTCTCCGATCTCTTCCCGACAGCGCCAAGATGGAGTTGTCGAAGGTACTGAATTCAAAGAAGGCTGCCTCCTAATGACAGTGGATATGGCCCGACTCCTTGAGGTTGCTCGGACGGACCCTCGCCTATTGTTGGTGAGGAGTCCAGTCCAGCAGTCTTTTCGGGATTCAGGCCATCTTCGACGTCTTGTCCGAGGGGGAACCCAGACAGGCAAGACGACTATCGGCGTGGACGAGGCATGGAATCAGGCGGAGACCAAACCCGGATCCAGCGGGCTCATCCTTTGTGCTGACTGGCCCAGCGCTCGGGACGTGGTCGGCAAGAAGATGTGGGAAATGGCTCCCAAGCATCTTATCCACCCAGATAGTGACTACCTGCCGAACCGGGGTTGGAAGAACAAGCAGATCCTGCTGCTTAACGGCAGCATTATCCACCTTCGAAGTGGTGAATCAAAGCAGGTAGGTCTCTCCGGCCTTACAGTAGACTGGCTGTGGTTTGATGAGCCCCCGCCCCAAAATCTGTTCGGAGAGTCTCTTAGCCGTGTTGCAGCACGCCAGGGGCCCGTCTGGATGACGATGACCCCGATTGGCCGGCCTTGTGGCTGGTTGCAGAAGCACATTGAGGGGGACCCAAAGACGAACACTCCCCCCCAAGAGGACTGGGAACAGCACGTGATGCGCCTCAGTCCTGAAGACTGCCCCCACCGCACCCCTGAGTCCATCGCTCAGCAGATCGCTGGATATGGGCCATGGGAGCGTGCCCAACGTGTTGACGCAGCCTGGGATGGAGTCACGGTCAACCGGATGTTCGCGGACTACGACGAGGACGCCCAGGACCCGATCATCGAGCACCGGAACTACCAGATGGGTCTGGGGATCGACCATGGAGAGGGAGCTGGAAGGCAGGCTGCCGTCCTGGTCTTGTGGTCCACCAAGCCTGGAATCCGCATCCACGTCATCGATGAGTATGTGTCCGCCAAGGCCACGACTCCCGAGGAAGACGCCAAGGCTATTCGAGCGATGTTGGCTCGTCATGGGTTCAACCCGAACCAGGTTGACCTGGCCTACGGAGACATCAACTCGGCTGGAAAGAGGTCCCCAGGGACGAAGATCAACGACCTTCTCAGCTACGAGTTGAACGGTCTGCGGATCAGGACTCCAAGCAAAGGCCCCGGTTCAGTGGAATTCGGGGTTAGACTCATTAACGTCGCCCTTCGACGTGGGCATCTCAAGGTGCACCCCAGTTGCCAGTCCCTGGACCACAGTCTTCGACACTGGACTGGAAAGAAATCACAACACAACGACCTCACCCACACCCTCGATGCTCTCCGGTACTTGGCAGTCCCGGTCCTGCAGCGATGTTATGGGCAGAGCGAATTCGATCGCATTCGACTCCGGAGAGCATAGAGCATGCCTATTCCAAGCACCACCCAGAAGGTCCTCCTGCCCGCCGCCCCGGAGGACACCACACGTTGGCGTGCGACCAAGCTTCGTCGGCGACTCCTTGAGGGTGCTTGGCAGCGTGATCTGCAAGAGCACATGGCCCATCACCTGGAGGCCGCTCGTCAGGCCGCTTGGGGGCCAGCAACCCAAGCCCTGAACCTCTTCCGCAGCGTCGTGACTCAACTTGCTGTCATGTACGAGGTGGTTCCGACGGTCCGAAACCCGAACTTGGATGAGACGCAGGCTCAGTACCTGATGAGCATGAACCTCTTCTCGAAGCACAAGCAGCATCAGAAGAATGTCATCGGGCTCCGTGAATCCTTCATCCGTGTGCACTGGGATAGCGAGACGCACGTTTCAAAGTCGGGGGTGAGTCTGCGCTTGGTGACTCCTGACTGCTTGGTGGTCTTCGCATCACCGCAGCAGCCGACCGTCCCGCTCCGGATCGAAGAAGCTGTGATGCGGAAGGACCCTACCACCAAGGAGACGATCCCAACATGGGACGTTTGGGACATCTTAAACCCAGAAGCCCCCTTCTACCGCATCGAGTCCAACGACGCGCATGGCAAGCGGGTGGACATCTCGTCCAAGTGGGGTGTGGACTCCTCCTCGGAGGCGTACAGGTTCCGCTGGGAAGACGGGCGGCCCTACCTCCCTTGGGTGCGATACTCCGCCGAGGATACTGGGAAGATGTGGGACACCTATGGGTGGAACGAGCTGGTCTGGGCCACCTTGGACCTCGGCCTGTTGATGACCTTCTACCTGCACACCAGCAAGAACGCCAGCTGGGACCAGAAATTCGGACTTGACGTCATGCTTGCGGGTGGCAAGAGCACCAAGAACGAGTCGACGGCAACCCGAAACGCAGTGGGGACTGACCCGTCTTCCATTCTGCTGTTCGAGTCCAGGGGGGACAAGCCAGGCTCACTGTCCTCCTTCACGACTCCAGCCGACCCCAAAGGCCAGATCGAAGCCATCCAGATCTACGCCAGGGCAGTGACGGACTCTCTGGGCCTTGTTGGAGGGGAATCCCAGATGACACAGTCCCAGTCAGGGATTGCTATTCAGCTGCGTAGGGACGCTGTCCGCCGTCAGCAGGCAGGCTTTGAGGTACAGGCACGGGTGTCCGACTTGGAACTCCTCCAGAAGGTCTCCAGCATCAGCAACATCTTCTCCCCCGAGGGCACTCCGCTCCTTCCCGTCGAAGGTTGGAGTATCGCCTACCCAGGCATCCCCATGACCCGTGAGGAGATCCTGGAGATGCTTGAGGTCCGCCAGAGGGAGGTGGACCTGGGCCTTGCCAGCCTCGCAGACTTGTACATGGACCGCCATCCAGGGGTGACCCGGCAGGAAGCCATGGC